GACCAAGACCATTATTATTCATGAACGATTTCCTTATCGATTCGTTCAAAGAGGTTATATTCAATTGAACGGAAACCCTGATTTCCGTATGCAAAAAGCAAATGAATATACTAAAAAATATTCTGATGTTTATTTGTTTGATAATGGTGATCAAATGCTTCTTGCTATTGAAGATGTTGAATATGCCAAATGGTTAGATCCAGATGGTGTACCATGTTATGTTAAAGACTCGGTAAGTCGTTAAATTAGCCCTGGTCGGGATACCCCCCTTCAGTCACGGATGGACTATAACAGTACTGGTGGAGTCATAAGACCCTCTAAAAACTAAATAGAAAGAGTTATCGAAAACAGCAAATGGCAACAAGAGGATCGGCAGCAAAATCTGCAAGCGGTGCATCAATGTCAAAATACGACGTAGAAGTCGAAGCAAGA